ACCCGACTTAAAATTAGAAAAATACGAATTAAAAGAATTGTTGAAAAAAGACACTCTTACAATCGAACAACAATTAGAATATAAAGACAAAATCAATGAAATCAACGAAAATATTAAACAAATTAAAGCGCGAAAAAAGGAATATTTTTTAGACAACTCCAAGTTCATTTTTGACTATTTTGAAAATAAAAAGAATATTTCAAGTGGCGCAACAACACAAAATAATATAAGTGATAAAAGCAAAATACTTAATTCGTTTTTTAAAATTAAACAAGATAATTCGGCAAATTTAATAGACCAAAATAAAACGAATAATATTGTGCACAAATATTTATGTAATATCGACGACACTTTTATTGACGTGAATTCGTTCATTTGTCAAACCGATATTTGTCAAATATGTCACAAAGGCGAATTAATACCGCTCGAAGACGAAGGCATACTTATTTGTAATATTTGTTTTAGAAGCATACCCTATTTGATTGAAAATGAGAAACCGTCTTATAAGGAACCACCCAAGGAAGTTTGTTTTTACGCTTATAAAAGAATCAATCATTTCAAGGAGATTTTGGCGCAATTTCAGGGCAAAGAAACTACGCAAATTCCTAGTGAGGTTATTGAAAATATTAAGTTGCAAATCAAAAAAGAACGTATCGATTTGACGCAAATTAATAATAACAAGACAAAAGAGATATTGAAAAAATTAGGGTATAACAAGTATTACGAGCATATTCCATTTATTAAAGATAAATTGGGTATTAAACCGCCGATTATGTCGCCTGAATTAGAAGACACGTTGTGCAATTTGTTTATTGAATTACAGTCACCATATTCGAAGTATTGTCCGGATGATAGAGTGAATTTTTTGAATTATTATTATACCGCGTATAAACTTTGTGAACTTTTAGGAGAGTCGCAATATTTAGAACATTTTCCAATGTTGAAAGATAGAGAGAAAAGAATCGAGCAAGATTCAATATGGCGCAAAATTTGCGAAGAATTGGATTGGGAATTTATTACTACGATTTAGTTTAATTATTTTGTTTCTATATTATATATTATATAATGTCGAAAAGACGACCACAAGTAGAAAAAAAGGATGGTTTAACTCAAGAAGAACAAGAAGACGCTCGTCGTAAAGCATTTGAAGCAGAATGGGCAGAGTTACCTCAACCACCTTTGGAAGCTGGCATAGCGTTTCGTTGGGGTGGAATAAAACTACGAATAAATGGAATGTGGGATAGATTATACACAAGTTTGTACGAAACAATTTACTCCAGAGAGGCACTAGCAGCAAAAAAGTTTAAAGCACCCGCAACAGCGTCACCAGAATATTTAGGAAAATTAGTAGATTTAGAAGATAAATCAAGAGAATTTAAAACAACTGATAAGTATAAAGATGCTATAATTTGTTTAACTATGTTTTCTGGTCTAGAAACAATGTGCGCCAACCGTCTTTACGAACTGCTTCATGGTAAATCATTAGATGATATAATTGCTCTTGTTCTTTCCGACACTGCAGGAAGAACAGGTGATGAAAGAAAAGAAATTACTGTTTTAGTTTTATTTATTTATTGTTGTTACCTTGTGCGAACAACAGAACCAAGTGATTTATTTGAACAAGTATTAGACCATATTCCGGATGCGCACCCTGGACAAATGGAATATACAGCAGTTTTAGATGCTAATGTACTGACCAAATCTAACGCACTTTTAAACTGGGCTATAGTAGACGCAGTTCGCGGTGATACCTTCCCTAAAGAAAATACCGCGTTAGCCGCAATAGTAGGAAAATTGTTTTTTGAGACGGACGCAGTTAAATATATGGAAGATATTGTTTACGTCGCAAAACCACATATGTCAGTAGCAGAATTAACAGTGTTTGTGATGTCCAATTTTGGATTAACAAAGTATGGACAATCGCCAGAATCAGTAGCGAATGCTGTTCCTGCAGGTACGCAGGTAATAGCGTTAAGTGCGATAGATATACAAAACGGAATTGTTGTAGCAGGTCAATCGATAATTCAAAAACCAGAACTACTCGCGAAAGCAATTCGTGAAATGCAATCGGACGTTGCCGCTTCTGACAAAAGGGTAGCAGAATATATCAAAAAAAGTGATAACGCCCAATGGTCAAGACTCGGTAAAGACGCTGCCGGAAGACTATCTGTATTATATTCAAATGAGATTTTGCCAAATTATCAAAATCTAGAAGAAGGTGATTCACAAGGTAGTGTTGAATCCACGGCGTCTATGACCGAAGCACAGATGGACGACCCGAACAAAACTGCTGTATTTGACCCAGTTGATCTCTCCAAAACTACATTTGGACAAAATACATTTAAAGAAGACAGTTCTTACGTTATATCACGACGCGGAGAAGGTCTTGGTGTGTCGACTCAGACGAAAGGTGAAAAAAAACTACTGAGAGAGCGAAAAGCAGCAGCCGATGCACTAGCCGAAGAATACAAAAGACAACAGGCGAGTAGTAGTAGTGCCTCTGCGAATAAACCCTTTGCAAGCACTTCCTTTGCGAGTAGTAGCGCAGGTTATCCTTTTTCTATAGGACAACGAGTACAAGCAACTATTAATAGTTCTAATGATACACGATCAAACGCACAAAAAATAACTATAAGAGGATCTGTTGCATCTGTTGGTAAGATCCAACAAAAAGAAGGTGATTGGGTTGGCATCTATTTAGATGAGCAATATAGGGAATTATATGCGACACAAAAATTTCGCGACGATTCACAGAGAAACGATGGCATATATGTTAAAATTGGACTTGTTAAACCCGAGGGCGATCTTATTCAGTTTGATGTTGGTGGTAGAAGACGCCGAAAAACTAGAAAAATCAAGAGGTCGAGGAAGACCAAGAAGGTGAAGAAGGTGAAGAAGAGTAAAAAATCTAGAAGGTCTAAAAAATAAAATAATATAATTAATTGTTTTACACAATTGGTCGTTTTTCAATGACCTTTATAACTGTTAAATAAATAATTATATTATTGGTTTGTATGGGAACAAAGTTAATTCCCTTGTGTTGTGAATAGAGTAATTTGGGTCGTAATTATTTGCGCCGACACCAGTTCCATATAGTGCACCGCCTCTTGTTTTTCTTGTTTTTTTGCCTTTTCTAGATTTTTTACCTTTTCTAGATTTTTTGCCTTTTCTAGATTTTTTGCCTTTTCTTCCTTTTCTTCTCTTTCCTCCCGATAAATCTCCTCCCATTAGTTCTTCTAACACCATTGGTTGATGATTGCCTTCTTGAATAAAATCGTCATTTATGTCTTCTTGAATAAAAGCGTCATTTAAACCATTTTCGTGCGCTTGTTCATCGTCTTCGTCATCCGAATCAGATTCACTGTCTGTATTCCCTTCAACTTCAACATCTTCAAGACTGTCAATTATTTCTTGTGGTGTATGTAGGAGACCAGTTTCTGGATTCATTTGTTGAAGAGATTGTTGAATTATATTCACAGCATTATTACTTGGTATATTACCCAACCGCGGTTGCAATGTTGTTATTTGTTGTGCTGTAAAACCAAGTTCCATTAGTTGTTCTCTTTGTGCTTGGTTAAAAATAGTACCTCCTCTTTGTTTATACATTTTCTTACTTTTTTTACTACGTTTTCTATTATTTTTACGAGTACGTCTTGCCATAATATATTATATTTAGACTAAAATATAATATTTTACATTAAATTTTATAAGATTTGATTTATACGCTTTAACAATGATCTTTTTGCTTCGCGTAAACAGTCGCCTTTTTGCTTCGCGTAAACGCTTTAACGCTTAACGCTTTAAAACCCACCAGGGAAGCGAACAAGATTAGCGCCAATACCGAAACCAGCGCCAGATCTAGCAGAAACGCCCATACTGGGAATATATGTATCCAAAATACTGAATGTAGCAGCAGCAGTCAACGCAATCAAAATAATTTCCTCAATATTCAAAGAACGTTTAGGGATAGCATAAGCAGCAATAGCCACCATCAACCCTTCAACAAGGTATTTAATGATTCTTTTAGCAAGTTCTCCAACGTCAATTAAACCACTCATTTATATTAAATAACAAGAAAAAAAATATATATGCGATAAAAAACTTAAAAATAATTATTTAATTCTATTAAAATGAATCGCTCTAAAGAAAGAACTTCTGCCAAGAAAGGTTTTGAGAGAAAACTTGTAAATGGTAAACCAAATGCCAAATATGTTGACTTATTAGAAGAGGACAAACCAATTGCCGGACAAAAATTCGTATGTGTGTCTTTTGTGTCTCCCGAAAATATTATTAAACAAAAACAAATGTTCTTTTTCGAACAATTCCTAAAGAAGTGGGATTTGAATAAATCGATGGAGAAGTTTGTCCAGTTTTTGAATTTTGTTTCCTTTAAATACAATGTTTCATTTGATGATATTTCCAATGATTTCAAAGAGTTTGTTAAGGAAGAAAAGGTCAATTTGTCTAAAACTAGCATGGAAGACGATTACAAGACCTATATTGATAACAATGAGGAGACATTGGAGAAGGAATTTGGCGCCGCACATAACTTCCAGACAACCACTCGTGGTTTGAAAATTCGCGGCAGTTATCCTACGATTGAGGAGGCGGAGTTGAGATGTAAAATGCTCAGGGAGATTGATCCGAATCACGATATTATGGTCGGACCCGTTGGTCTATGGATGCCATGGGAGCCCGAGGCGTATAAGACAGGTCGTGTCGAGTATATGGAGGAGGAACTTAACCAGTTGATGAGCGAGAAAAACAAGAATGAGTCGAATGCCAAGACCGCGTTTGACCAGCGTGTCAAGGAGAGTAAGAAGAAGGCGATCGAGGAGAACATCAAGAATGCGGAGAAATCGGGTAACTCATTGACGCAGTCGATAGACGAGCAGGGTAATCTAATTGGTGTCAATAATCAAGAGTCGGGGGGAAACATTTCTTCGGCAGATATTCAAATGGAGTTGTTTGAAGGAGAGAACATTGTGGTTGGCAAAACGGACAATGGTCAGAGTCAACTTGTTAGTGGTCCTTTTGCGAATAAGAAAGAGGACTCGATGGAACAAATGGACTAAATATACTTTTTTCACGAAGTTTTTGCGAAGCTATAGAAAAGTATAGCAAAAGTTGAACCAAATATAAAAAATTAAATATAATTTAAATAACACTATAATAATAATCGTCTATTATAATTTTATTTTTAACACAGCGACTCATTTTAGCAGTGGAAATGCCTTCGGATAGCGCCGCTTTTGCAATTGTATCCCATGTAGCAAGTAAGATTTCGGTTTTGTCTTCTCTCTTATACACTTTTTTACCAGTTGATGAAATTAGTTTTGGTGTGTACTCGTATTTTTTAATAGATAAACCATAATATCCTTCATTGTTACCTTCAGACGTCCATACTACTGCTTTCAATGCATAAGGCGACTCATTTAAATATTCTTTGATTTCTTTCATATCATTTTCAGACAATTCTTTACCAACAGAAACTTTCCATTTTTGATATTCACTCAATAAAATTGAATTTAATACTTTTCCACAATCCGAAAATTGACATACTTGAAATATAAATGTCTCGACAGTAGAATTTTCCTTTGACTTTTTATAATCAACTTGTTTCAATTTAAGACCACTATATCCGTGATTTGCTCCAATGCGTTTTGGTTTAAATCTTGCATCTAAATATCCTTTAAATGCGTGAAAAACTTCTTTGGTTGGTTTAACTTGACTCCATAACCGGTAACGACCTTCCATGTTTACAGAGTATTCTTCTACGTCTGTCCGCACAATACATGCGCTAGTTATAAACTCATTGAATTTTTTATCCATTTCAGATTCTATTGTGTTTGGTGTAAATACTATATTTTGTTGTACATTTTGATTTACATTGTTAGGTTGTTCTTTAAGTTTTTTGTTTTCGATTTCTAACTCTCTATTTTCGATTTCTAACCTTTTATTTTCATTTTCCATCTCTATATTTTTTTTTTCCAAATCTTCATTTAGTTTCATTAATCTATTAAAATTATCTATACTGTATGTTTTAGAATGAATAATATCATTGATGTGTTTTGTTAATTTCTCAATAGTAAAATTTGTGGTGTTGTAAGCAATTATTTCTGTTTTGTGTTTCCCATTTAGTGGTATGCTACGAATTTGTTGTTTAATTTTTTGATGTGTTTTTATTAGATTTTCAATTTCTACTTTATTTTGAACTCTAAACGCTTCTACCAATTCAAAATTAACGTAACTTTTACGATGATCGTTTAGTCTAGTTGCTAGGTCGTTTGTGTGACCAAATTTTATTAGTTTCTCATTTGCTTCATTTGTGTTGTCGATTGTTCCAAAATATATACATTTGGTATTCAATGGAAAATGAACGATTATTGCTTGCTCTACTGCTTTTTGTTTTTCTTTTTTAGAATTTTTAATTAACTGTTGTTTTTCTTGTTCGGAATTTTGTTTTATTTCCAAAATAATATTTTCTTTTTGCTCTAATTGGAGTTTTAATTCATCCGTTTCTTCTTCTACAATTTGATGTAAAACTTCTTCCATTTTCATATAATATTCGTGAATTTCACCCGCCTTTTTGGTTTGTGCTTTTAAACATAATGACTTGAAACATTTAATGGTTAATAATATTGTTTGTTTGTTATGTCCGCCCCATTTTTCATCATTTGAACTTGCTTTGGAATCACCCAAAGCAACATTTTCATTATTTAAACTTGCTTTCCCATCAGAGAAAGTAAGATTTTTATAATCTATATCTAATTTAAAATATTTTTCTAGGCATTCTTTTGCTCTAATTTTTTGACTAAATCCTAACCATTTCCATATATTATCTAAATCAACTACAAAATCTATATTTTTATCATAATTTAAGTAGCAATAAAAACTACTTACAAATAATTGTGATTCAAAATCAGTGAAATTTTCCTTGATTTTATTTATTAATTTGTTATTATAAGCGTTTGACAGTTTAGAGATTGGATTTTTCTCTATGAGTTCTACGATGTTCAGTTGTTGCATCTTATTATATAGTTTATAATAGGATACTCTTTAAGTTATTATTCTTGGTTGTATATTTAAAAGCATGATTTATAAAAGCAAGATGTGCTTATATATTTGGTAAGCAGTTCTACCATTTATTCGCCTTTTTGACGCTGATTTTCTGTCCTGCGCCGCGTTTTTTAACCGAATTTGGGTCATATTGTTCCTCTTCGTCGTCATCTTTGAGTCCCTTCGACAATTCCCAGAACTCTTTTGACCCCAATCTGAAGTCACCGTGACTGTCTGCTTTATACCAGAACACCTGATCGTGTAATTTGTTCGATTTGGAGTTATTATTTATCACTAGGCACTCATAATTTTCGGTACATTGATCCATCACTTGACAAAAGGACTCAAATGTTGGGAACATACCCGCATAATTCTCATATATTCTCTTTCTGTTTGCTATGTAATTCTCTCGAAGAATAAAAACATAATCTATGTTGGTTCTCAGTGTGGGTGGAATACCGAGAGGATATTGCATTGTTATCACCAACATTACCTTCCAAT